TGTCTTGACTTGACCTTTTATCAGGATTAGCATCGTCTTCTGTAACGCTTAATTTAGTTAAATCAAACTCTTCATTGTCATCTTTTACTGCTTCAGTATGTACAAGCTCCCATTCATCAGAAACAACCTCTCCTAATACTTCTAATTGAGTATATAAGTCTTCTGCACCTTCATCTGATAAATCTAATTCTTCTTGTGAGCTTAATTTCTCTCCTGTTTCTTCTTCTCTCTTAACTTTAGTAGAAATGTTATCTAATTCTGTAAATTCTATTGGTTGTAGAGTTACAAAGTATAAGCTTAAGTATATTTTGTTAAATGCAAGTATTTCATCTAAACCATCTATAATATTTTGTTGGAATGGTCTAATTACTATGTTATCCATAAGGATAGAAGCAGTTCTAAGTTCTTCTGCATTGTTTCCAAACCCTGTATTGTCTTTTATACCTAATAATATAGGAGAAACAATACCATGACCAAGCATTATCTTTTCTCTACTTTCGTCAGCCAAGAACTGATACTGTGCATGAGCATCTGGTAAGTGAATAGGTTGTAAATCTGCTTGAGTTTCTGTAGACTCATTAAAAGTAAGTATGAATTTACCTGCATTTGAAGAGCCACTAAACTTATCATATATTTTGTGTTCAATAAGCTCTTGAGTTTCTTCGTTAGGTACTCCATTGTTAAAGTTTATTAATAAAGAAGGTTGTAATCCATTCTTTATGTTGTTTATATGGTAATTGCTCACTTCTTCTTCTAATTCTGCATATTGTAAGCAAGATTGATAATCTACTGGAGAATAATAGTAGAATCCTGACCTATATGGCTTAAATACATATATTTCTATAACTTCTCTTTTAGAGCCATTACCAAAAGAAGGTATTCTTTTAGGTTTGTCACTAGGTTTCATATCACACCACTTAGGATGGTAGTAATAAGCCTCTATTTGACCATTTTTAGCTTTTTCTGCTCTAAGAGTTTCCATAGGAAAGTGTAACACCTTCACAATGGCTGTTTTCTGCTTGTTATAGACCACTTGAACAGCAGCTTGACCTAACATCTTATAATCATTGACAACACGTCTTAAATCCTTTTGTTTTAAGAGCATTTTCATTTTAGCATACATCTCAGGCTTTATTTCACTGTCTGTAGCTTCTAGTCCTCTACCATAAATCATATCTACAATACCATTTATACATCTAGCATTTGTAGGACTTCCTAAGTACTTATCTATAAGTTCATCAAAGTAGTCGTTATTCTCTCCGTACTGAACCCATTGTTTTCCGTAGACTTCTTTTATTTCTGGTATCTCATAACCAGATAAATTGACTACTCTAATATTTTTGTTTTCCATATTATATTACTATATATTCGTCTTCAGTACCTGCTCCATATTGAGTGTACTTGTTTTCGTTTAATGTGTGTATTACTTCATCGTTTGTTTGAGAAGTAACATAAGCTTTATCTCTATACCATAATTCTCCACCTTTACTAAACTGTAAATAATAAGCAGATTCAGCTTTCAATATTGTAGAAGCTAATGATACAGAAACAAAGTTACCATTATCAGAAGCCGTAAGGTCTGTTAATGTTTCGCTTTTGTTAGTTCCATCTTCTGTTATAGTAAGATTGATACTTGACAAAGACGTTTTATCTCTAGGGATTATGTTAATCGTTTGAGAATCTGTATTTGGAAGTAATCTTATCATAATAAGATAACTGAAAAGTATTGATTTTGTTTTATATAGAAAAAGCCCTAATTAAAGGGCTTTATATCTATTATGTTTAAGAGTGTACTATGTTTAAGAGTTTACAACAGTAAATCCAACAGTAGTAGGGTCAGACTCCAAAAAGTTAGCTGGAGCTTTTTCCATTCCTGTTAAAGTTAAAGTATATCCACTTAAATCTCCCATAGCACCACCTGTAACAACAGTTCCACCTGAAACATCCATTCCATGCTCTATACCAGCTAAGAAATAATTTCCATTGTTATCTTTAATGATAACGTGAGGTCTTCCCCAAGAAAGTAATTTTAATTCTTTGTGGTCAGCAATAGATAGTTTGTGTAAAGTAAGTTCTAACACTTGCTCGAAAGCAGTTGTTCCATTTTCTCTACTAGACTGAATGTTTTGTGTGAAAGATGAAGCTCCTTTGATGTCATATTCGTATGCAGATGGAGTTCCAGTAATTGACTCTATCGCATCATCGTTAGTTGTATCAAATGTAATGTTTGAATATAACGAACTGTCATAATTTACAAAGTAAACTTTATCTAACCCACCAACACTGTCTTTACAAGGTTCTGTTCTATATAGTGATAAATTACAAGACATATTATTAGTTTTTAAAAGTTAGTATTAAAAGGGTGAGTGGTTAAACCCACCCTTTATTTATTATTATTAAGCGTTTACTCTGTATACGATATCTCCTCCGATTCCGTATTGAACTCCACTTGTAAACCTCATGATTACTCTTACATTTTGAGAACCATCTAGGTCAGACATATCAATAACTTTTACTTCGTTGTGGTCAGATAAAAGACCTGTACCAAAGTATAAGTTAGATTTTTCAGCAGCAACAGCAGTGTCATCAGCAAGTCCATTAGCAACAAATAGTTTTACACCATCGAAGCTTAATGAACCATTGTTCCACCATTGAGTTCCTTGAGCATTTACACCGTTTGCACCTAATCCAGAAGCACCAAATCCTCCTAAAGCTCTTACATAAGCTCTAGCGATGTTTTGAGATACATAGATGTACATATCTTCTTGTCCGTATAGAGAAGAAGGAATTGCATCTACGATAGAACCTAATTCAGAAACTACGTTAGAAGCAGTAATTGCAGAACCAGTTACATCAATAACATCAGAATCAGCAGCTAATAAAGTAGAGAATCCATCAAATTCACCAGCGTTAGCGTTAACACCTTGCCAGATATTTTGCTCAGTTTTTTCAGCAACTTTAGCAGCAACGTGGCTTATTAAGAAATCACTGAATTTTGGAGGTAATTTGTCAAATGTAGAATATCCCATTTGTACAGCTTCCCAGTCAGAACGGAAGTCTTTTTTACATAGTTCAACATTAACTTGGAACTCTTCTGGTTGAAGGATTCTTTCAGTTAATGTAACTGTGCCTGTGTCAGCAAAGTCACAAGAAGCGTTAGCAATAAGTCCACTTGTAGAGACTTTCTTGATTACTTCTTTAAACTTTACATTAGGTTTTACTGAAATTCCACCATTTTCTATAGTAGAACCAGATAATAATGCAGCAGAAATATACTTTCCAGCAAATTCTCCAGCATAAGTACTTGTAATTGAAGTTGTAGTAGCCATTTTTTATTATTTTAGTTTTTGGTTTATTATGATATTTTGTTTAACACTCTATCCATTATTGTCTGAGGTCTACTTTGACCATATAAATGAACATTGTTTTTTTCTACGTTAGACTCAGGAGAGTGAGCAATAGGCTCTACTTCTGATTCTTGTGAAGATAATTCCACTTCACTTTCTTCTGATACTTCTTCAGAACTCAATTCTTCAGGAACTTCAGGTGATTTCTCATCACTCATTGATTCCATTAATTGGTCGTACATTGCTTTTACTTCAGCAATAGCTTTAGAAAGTTCTTCTTTAGTAGCGTATAAATCTTCTTTCTCAATTTCCTCTACAGGAATTTCATCAGAAACTTCATCCTTTACTTCTTCGATAACTTCTTCAGCTAATTGTACATCTTCTTGTACTTCTATCTCTTCGACTTTTTCTTCAGTCTCAGATAGTAAGATTTTCTTAAATTTTTCTACGATGTCGGTAGCTTTCATATATTATTGATTTAAATTAATAGTATAACTTGATAACCTCAAGTGTTTCTTTCTGTTGTATTTTTATGCTTTCTTTTGTATTACAAACCACTCAACACCATCCGACCATACTTGTATACCTTCATAAGTTATGTTTATGACATAAGCATCTGTAGAGCCGTCTAAAGTATCGGAACCTGTAGGAGTTAAGTTTACTCTTGTTGAAACTGCGAATCCTCCATTAGAAATAAATCTCATTAATCTATTTGTATTGTCTGCTGCTGGAGGTAAATTTAATGTTGCATTACCTGCTCCACCAGACCAAGTTAATCTAATAAGCATAGATTTATGATAAGTTGAATCTGATAAGTTAACAGTAGAACCGTCACTCATAGTAAGATTAGTAGGAATTAAATAATTCTCTAATTGATATACTTCAGCTTTTTTAGTTTCGCTTCCTTCTACTACAGCAAGTAAATCATCTTCTTGTATAGTTGTTATTGCATTTAATTGTGATATTTTTTTTGCCATTTTTTATACTTTTATATTATTACCGTTTTCTTGTTGTAAATAAGCTCCTGATTCAGTAAGCAATAAATCTTCTCCATACAAAGAACCTACTCCTTGAGCCTGTAAAGAACCATCACAACATTTTCTTGAGTAAGTTCCGTCTTTACACAAACAACCTCTTCTTGAAGAACGAGGACTTGTTCTGCTTGGTGTCTTTTTATATTTTCTTCTCATTATTTCTTTTTAACACAATTAGGTCTTCTTTTACCGTCTATCATTTGCCATCCTTTTTGTTCATAGCCATCCCAACAAGGACTCTTAGTAGTAGCTCCTGCTTCTACTGAATGCGATTCACATGGCATATACCACATCTTTCCTTCATATTCATGCTCGTGTATTAATTCACATCCAATATCTTTAGCCATTTCTAATGCTTTCTCTTCAGAAGAGTATGCTAATCTATCGTCTATAATAGCATAGTCGTCATTAATAACTTCAGAGTATAAAGTAGTAACTGAATTGTTTACTTTCTTATCTATCCTTTTAAGTTTAGATATAGCCCAGTTAATACCAGCAGAACCTCCCCAAGCATCCCACATTATTCCTCCACATCCTTCTGTGTAAGGCACATCTTTATTCTGTTGATGTCTTTTAAATGAAGCCATTCTAGCAATCGTGGACCTTGTGATTTTTTGTTTATTAGCTAACTGTGAAGCTCTTCTCCAACCTACGGAAGTTCCACAAGAACTACCATTTTCTTCTTTGTACTTTAAAGCTCTCTTTGCATTGTTTACTGCACCTTGTGGATAATCATTATAAGATTCTAATTCTACTTCTTGTGAATCTAAGAACGCTTCTTCCATTTCATATAACTTAGACAAAGCTTCCATTTCATCAAAGTCTTCTTCTACACTTTCTCTTGGTCTATCATCTAATTTATCAGCAAAGAAACCTTCTATAGAGAATCCTTTTACTTTACCTTCTTTTACAAAGTCATTCCATATTTCATCATTGTTTACCTTTACAGAAACCATCCAAGTTCCTATTGGTAAATCAAAACCATACTTTTTTGACTTGTCTTTTTTCTTGTCTTCTATAATCCAAGATTCTACAACAGACAACCCATTGAGTTTAACGTCATGTTCTAAAGTTGAGTTATTTTGTTTACCTCTTGATAAGAATAATTCAGATGCTTTTCTAACAGTATCTTCGCTAAAGAAGATATTATATTCATCTTCTCCATTAGTTCTGTATATCTTTTTGTTAGGTACAAGAGCAGCTCCCATAAGGATTCTTTTCTCTTTATCTACTTCAGCAAGTTGTACTTGTTGTTTCTTTAGTGCAATAAAATCTTCTTCTATTGCTGGATTCTCGACAACGCTTATAGCTTCTATTCCACTAAACTCGTTCTCTTCATCAATATATAGTTCTATTGTTTTCATAATATGGTAACTTTTATATTTGTATTTTGTTTTATTTATCCTATTGTAGCTGTTGAATCTATTTTTCTATCCATCTCTTGAGCTGAAGTAACATCAGAACTTAATACATAAGCCTTGATTGGTTCTCCAAACCTAGCACCAACAACACCTGCTAATTGACTACCTGCACCTTGACCTACTACGTTGAAATCTGGTGCCGCAACTGAAACTGAAGTTGCTCCTCCTCCACCGCCTGTGTCTCCTACAGGAAGTTTAGTAGCCATTATATCTTTTACTTGTTTAAAACCAAATGCTCCAACTGCAATAGCTTGTGCAATATTCCAAGGACCATAAGGTTTAGCTCCTAATGCAGCAGTAATAGCTTCTTTAGTATTCATTATAGCCATAGCAACTGCAACTGCTTTACCTACAGCAGAACCTTCTCCAGCAATTCCAATAATAGCTTGACCCACTTGATTAGCTATTGCAAGTTTTGTTTTTTCCTCTTTTTCTTTAAACTTAGTCTTTTGTCTTTCGTATTCGTTAATTTGATTTGTTTGCTCTTCTTCTAAATCAACATAACTTTTGTTTGCTAACTTTCTAGCAGCTATTTCTTCTTGTATTTTATCAAGTTTATTTTTATGTTGCTCGTCACTTAACTGTCTTTCAAATGCTATTTTATCCATCTCGTTTGTTGCCATTTTAGCATTAAAAGATAATACAGCCTCTGCTTCTTTATCCATGAAGTCTGCTTGACGTAATCTGGCTTTTTGCAAATCATTTATTCTTTCTATATCAATAAGCTGATTTGTCTCTTTCATTTTTTGCAGCTTAAACAAGGACAACGATTCTTGGGCTTTCTTAATTGCTTCATCAGCTTTCTTTTCTGCCTTAAGTCTGTCTTCTGGGTCTTTTATAGCTGCAACCCTATCCCTTTCTCTTCTTGCATATTCATCAAACTTTATTTGAGCTAAATCCATTTGATATTGAGACTCTGCTCTAAGTTGCTGTTCTTTACCATGTATGGTTTTCTTTGTTACATTTTCTTCAGATTTTAATATATCATCAGCAAAAGATAATTCTTTAGCAACAAACTCTTTCTTTCTTTTTAACCTGTCTTTATCTTTCTTTGTATTTATTGATGGTATAATACCAATTTCATTTAACAGACCTGTTAGCTTTTCTAATTCTTTATTAGCTTCTTCGTCAGCTTCTGTTTTTTTTCTGATTGACTTTTCTTCATTTATAATGTCTTTATTATAACCTTTTCTAATAGTAAAAGCAGTTGCTAATTTGTCAAAAAAAGTTAAATTTTCCCCAATCTCTTCTGTTTCCCTATTTAATTCTTCATTATAAATCTTTTGTATTCTAGTAATAATATTTTGTGCTTTAGCTTTCTTTTCTAAAGAATTTATATACTCATCTGTTAATTTTGTTGATTCTTCAGTTAACCTACCTTCTTCATTTAATTGTAAATTTAAATCTTTGTGTTCTTCGTTAAGCTCTTCTACTAATTCTTTTCTTTCTTCTAAAGGAACATTACTCTCATTTAATATCTTAACATAAGCTTGTAATTTAGTAGATTGTTCACTAAAAGAATTATTTAAATCTCCAACAGAATCTGATGCTTTTTTAGTTTCTCTACTGAAATATTCTATTGCTGCAACTGCTGCTTGAAATACAAATAAGATTCCAAGAGGACCAACAAATTGTTTTCCCATTGCAGACAAAGCATTCTTTAGCCCACCAGTTCTAGCTATTAATATAGCCATTAAACTACCTAACTGAGATATGTTGTTAGCAACAGCAGTAATACCATATCCAGCATCCGAAGCTGTTCTACCAAGTTCGTTTACAGCAGCTCCTGCTAAACCTGTTGCATCTGTTAATGGGTTTAATCCTTTTTTAGTGGTATTAGATAATTCTTTATTTAAATTATTAATGGCTGTTTGTGATTTTACAAATCCTTTTGTTAAGCCATCTATAGCTATTTTACCTTGTGTAGTATCTACTTTTACTGTAAATATTTTAATATTGTTTTCAGCCATTATTGTATGTGTTTCGTTTTATACTTTTTTTTATTTCTTTCCAAGTTCTAGGTGACTTATACTTTCCTTTTTCTTTTT